TTACATCGGCACGCGCACTGTCATCTTCTTCGGCCGGCCGCCATTACCGGGAATGAGCACGGTGATTACGCACTTGCCATCGCTTGTCGGCTGGGCGGACAAAAGCTCCCCGCCGGTTTCCGAAACAACCTGGGCCGCGGCCGCGCTGCAATCAGCGGCCGACACCCGGATCAAGGGTGGCGGTTCGTCAACGTTCTGCGGCGGGGCACCGGAAAGGCCCGCTGCGAGCGTCGCGATGAGCAGGGGTGACGACATGAACGCACTTTCCACAAAGGGCCGGTGTATGAGAATTTGATAGCGAAACCTGTCTGAATGGCAAATGAATGTGGCGTCGCGAGGTATCGCAACGCCACATTGCGGCTCTGCACAAAACGCGGTGCAGGGCCAATCTGTTCATCCGCCAGAGCGGCGCGCGTCAAACCAACCGATGGCGTGCGCGTAGCCGACCATAGATGGCAAGCAAGCCGCCGATCCCGCCGGTCAGCGCGGTCACCCCATCCAGAATGCCGGTCTGGTCTTCCAGGCTCAAATCGACGCCCGCAACCTTGGCCAGCGCGGCCAGAAGCGCAATCAGCCCGCCCCAGACGGTGCGCGAGGCATACCAGTTCTTTTCCTCGGTCATTCTATCACTCCTTCGTGAGGTTAAACGCGCAGAACGGCCTCGGCTACGAGGCCTGAGGCCACGACGCGACCGATCTGACTGACGCGGATTCGCAGGCTGTCTTGAGGCGAACCCCAATCCGTGCGCTCATCGGCCGCGCTATAGACGTGAGCAGGGCCCTGCACCGTCAGCGTCCGCTTCTGCGCGCCTGACGGGGACAGGATCTCAAGCCGATAGAGATCGTCCGGCTCGTCAAAGGGGATGTCGCCATCCGTCCAGGAGTCGGAGTCCACACGGCCACAGCGAATCCAAGAGAGGGCGATATCGCCCCTGGCCAAACGCCGGGCACTCAGATGCACCGGCGCCAACGGGGTTTGAGCGCGCAACCCGCCCGAGAAGGAAAAGGCTGCACTCGCGGCCTGCCCAGGCGTACCGGCGGCCCACCAGATCGGCCGACCGACCTCCTCGCTCGTCAGGCCAAGCGTGCGGACGGCGGCGTCGAGCTTGACGACGCGTGCGCCGGCTGGCGCACCGGCGGCCATGGCATCCGTGCTGCCGCCCAGGCCGCGCAGCAGGCCCGACAGCCGCCATTCTCCGGGCGCTGTCTCCTCGGCGGCCTGAAAGCCCAGCACCTCCCAGATGCCATTGGCCGCCAACACTGCCAGCCGGTTGGCACCATTGAGCAGAGACAGAAGCGGAACCGACGCGCATTCGCCGCCACGCAAGCTCACCGCCAGTGCGGTGGGCAGCAGGCGGCCGGCCACGCCGGGGGCCAGCGTCTCACGCAGGCTCCCGATCGTGGCGGGGCGGTTGAGAGACAGGCGCGGGACATAATCTTCCCGCACGGGCGAGGAGGATAACACTGTGCGACGCCAGGGCCGGGCGAAGGCGGCCGCACGCGCGAAATCCGTTTCAGCGCCGCTTTCATAAGGCGGCAGATCCATCATCACCACCAAAGGCGCATAGCCACTCGAGGCACGGCGGGCCGGCGCAATCCGCCGCACCGGCGGGGCCGCTGCACCGGCGCTGGCGCTGACAAAGCCGCGCGCTTCCACCATGCGCACCAGGCCGTCCTCGATGCGCTCGATCAGGAAGGTACCGTCAAGTCGGTCCGGCAGGACGATGCGGTCCCCCGGCTCGGGCAACAGCGCGTTCGGCCCCAGCGAAAAATGCAGTTTCCGGCGGCTGGCCTGATGATCGCGCAGCATGTTTTCGACTGCGGCTGCGGCCGCCTCACCGTGCATGGTGCCGGGGAGCGCCAGCGTCAGCACCCGCGCGGAGGCGGCAAGCGGCGCCAGCGCGCGCGAGGTGGCACGGCCATAGTTGTTTTCGGAGTCGAGATGATCGAGAACGGCCTCGCCCGCCAGTTCGCTCTCATGCGCGCGGGTTTCCTCGAAGTCCGCCCGGCCTTCCTCCTCGGCCAGCACATCGAGCACCAGTGGCGTGCTCGCGCGGGCCAGCCGGCTGCGCCAGGCAAGCTTGTTGCCGCGCTCAACCGCGTCGAGGCAGAAGGCGGCCATCAGCGGCTCGATCAGGTTGCGGGCGGCCGTCTGCTCGGCCTTGACATAGCCGATCAGATCGCCCGCCGCTTCCTCGACATCGCCAGCCTCGAACCCGTGATCGGCCAGGATGGCGGCGAGAATGTCAGGCAGCGTTCCGGCGCCTAGCCGCCCCGTCAGCCAGTGGCCGGTGCGCCAATTGCCGCCATCGGCAAAGAGCCCGCCATCCTGCGGAAAGGCCGGAAAGGGCCGGGCATCCCATGTCCAGAGGAAGATATGCCCGGGATCGACGGCCGCCGGTAGGGTGCGGCCGGCCCAATGGCTCAGATGGGCCTCGAGAAACCGGCGCTGGATGAGGTCGTCACGCCGGCCACTGGAGAAATAAGGCGCCGCGCTCTCGACCGATTTCGGATCGAGAAAAACATTGGGCTGGTTGGCCCCTTTGTCGATGGCCGGGCAGCCGAGTTCGGTAAACCAGATCGGCTTCATCCTGGCCTTCCAGGCCGTCGGTGTCGTCCGCTCCCGGCCACCCACCCGGTCATAATGCGGATTGGCCCACCAGCTTTCGATATCCTTGACGCGGAAGACCCAGGGCTTGCCCGCCAGGCCGTCTTCGATCGGCAGACGCTGACGGCGATCCCGCGCGCCGGCATCGGGATAATACCAGTCGTAACCTTCGCCCGCCGTGATCATGCGCTGCAGGGCCGCGCCATCGGCCGCGATGCGGAAGCCATCGGGGTTGCCGGCATCGACATCCCCGTCCCGCCAGTCGGAGAGCGGCATGTAATTGTCGATGCCGACGGCGTCGATCGCTTCGCTGGCCCAGAGCGCATCCAGATGGAAGTAGACGTCGCCGGACCCGTCGGCGGGATGGTAGCCGAAATACTCGCTCCAGTCGGCGCCATAGGTGAGCGCAACATCGGGGCCGAGCATTGCGCGGACGTCGCCGGCCAATTTCGCCAGGGCCGTGACGAACGGAAAGCCGTTGGTGTCATCCCGCAACGTGCTGAGGCCAACGAGTTCGGAGCCGATCAGCAAGGCCTCGACCCCGCCCGCCCGGCGCGCCAGCATGGCGGCATGCAGCACCATCCGGCGATAACCTTGGTCTTGCGCATCGCAAACGATCTGCCCGTCCTCAAGTCGAAAATCGCGCGTGCTTGCAGTGCCCATGAAGCGTGCGATCTCGTCGCGCAAGGCTGCGGTCCTGTCCGGGCTGCCCGTCAGCCCCGGCGCACGCGCGGCCGTGATGCGCCCGCGCCAGGGATAGGCCGCCTGGGCCGCACCACCATAGGGATCCGGCAGGCTGTTGCCGTGCGGAATGTCCATCATCAGAAAGGGGTAGAGAACGACCTTCAGCCCGCGCGCCTTCAGATCGGCGATGGCGGCAAGCACGGAGGCATCCGAGGGCGTGCCGCCATAGGCAGGCCCACCGTCTGAGCGGCTGACGAGACGGGCAGCCTTCCGCGCGATGCCCGCCACCTGCCAGAGGCTCGACTCATCGTCGCGCTGCGCTGTTTCCACACCCGGGACGATCTGGCAGTGTCCGGCTCTCAGATCCGTGCCGAACCAGGAGACGACAAGCGCCACGCGCTCGAGATGGGGGCATAGCGCCTGCAGCTCGTCGATCGATGCCTTCCAGTCACTGTCGCCATGAAAGACGTTGCGGGTGATCAGCCGGCGCTCGCCATCGCCCAGGCTTTCGCTGACGCGCTGGGGATCGTAGCCATGCTCGGTGGCGCCGGGAATGATGGTGACCGCGCGGATCTGATTTTCCAGCGAACCCACGATGCGCAGCACTTCGGCCTGGATGGTCGGCAGGCGGTTGCCATAGGCATCCAACGGAAAATGCTCGAACACCAGATAGGCCAGTCCGCGATAGGCCGGTGTGCGACCTTCGCCCTGTTTGGCCTCGATCAGCGGATCGGGGGCCTGATCCCGCGTGCCGCGATAGACGCGCATTTCGACGGTGGAAAGGTCGAGTTCGCGCCCATCCGCCCAGACACGGCGCACGCAGGCGATCGGCCCTTCGCAGAGGCCGAGCGCAAAATTGGCGTAATAGCGGAAGGTTTCGCTGCGCGCGCCGCCGCCCTTGCCGCCCTGGCGCTCCACGCGGGCTTCTTCCTCGAAACGCGTTGCCCAGATCAGCGTGCCGCCGAGACGGACGGCACCATAGGCACGCGGGATGGCAGCACCTTCCTCCGCTCCGACAAGCCGCGCATCGCCAAGGCGCACGCCCTCGCTGCGCTGACCGCCCAGAAGCGCGTGATCGATGGCCGAACCGGCCATGGCGCCCACCGCGCGGCCGACAATGGCGCCGACCGGGCCGAAAACGCTGCCGATGGCGGCGCCGGCCGTTTGCAAAAGAAGAGTGGCCATGGCGCCTCACAGATCGGGAAAACGAAAGAGCCCGCAGATGCGCCGGGCCCAGCCGGGCGCAAGCGGCGAGGCAAGCACCGCCGCCTTTTCATAGGCATGGATGAAGCGGCCGTCGCCGATCAGGATGCCGCAATGGCTGGCCGGCATGTGCGGCCGCCAGCGAAACAGCAGGAGATCGCCCGGTTCGGCCTCTGCGCCCGATGGGCGGGCGATGAAGTGGCGCAGGGCGGCAGCGTTCAGCCGATCCTCGGCGCCGCTCTGCCCCGCCCAGTCCCTGCCATAAGCCGGCAAGGGCTCCGGCTCGCTGCCATAAAGCTCGCGCCAGATCCCGCGCACCAGGCCGAGACAGTCGCACCCTACGCCCTTGGCGCTGGCTTGATGCCGATAGGGCGTGCCGATCCAGCCGCGTGCCACGTCCAACACCCGTGCGCCGATCGCGTGCTTGCCGGTCATGGCAGGTCCTCGAACAGGGGCCGGCCATCATGCTCGCTATCGCCATCGGCATAGCCATAGGCGAAATCGAGCCCCGGCATATGCGGAACGCCCTGGAAGTTCACACCATTGCCAAAGCGCTGGCGGCAGGTGGAAAAGCGTTTGTCGCAGCCGGCGGTGATCGCGACGCGGTCGCCAGCGCGCAAGGGCACCGGCGGCGGCAGCCAGAGCGATAGCCGCGTTCGCCCATCGCTCTGTGCGGTCTGATCGCCGATCTGCCCTGTCCAGCCCGTGGCCGCGCCGCTGAGCACATGGAGGCGACCCAGACGCCAGTCGTTGTCGGCGCCCGGCAGCGGCGTCGACAGGATGACGCTTGCCTCAGCGGCAACGGCTGCGATAACCCGCTCGACGGTCAGTGGCGGCGCGGTGACGTCGAGCCCGCAGCGGGCGTCGCCGAAATCGGCATCGCAGCGACGGCTGTAGAGCCGCCCCTGCACCTGCTCCAGCCTGTGGGTGATGCGCCGCAGCTCGGCGCGGAAGGCGCCGCCGGCGCGCGAGACTTCGCCGATCTCATGAACCTGGAGAAGAAGAGCCGTCTCCGGCGCTGCCCAGTTGACGCTGAACACCTCGACCCTGGCGCCGTCATAGCGGCCTGCGGCAACGTCTGCCTCCGTGATGGCCTCGCTGGAAAGGCCGCCATGAACCTCGCCTGCCTCGACAGAAAGGCCGGCGGCAAACAGCGCATCCGCGGAGGCGAAGCCACTGGCCGCGCGATAGCTCAGCCCGCCAAAAGCGAGATCCTCATCATGATCGGTGAAGCCGAGGACGACACCGTCGCGCCGCGTAACCCGCCAGGCATGGCAGAGCGTCGTGGCATCGCCGCCAAGGTGGGCGGCAAGCGCGGAAGGAAGCTGTCTCACGGGCGGATCTCCACAAGCGGGATGGTGGGAATGCGGCCTGCCTGAAACTGGGCGAGATCGATGTCGATCCGGTCGGCATCGAAGCGCACCGGCACATCGAATTCGAAGCCCGCCTGGACCGCAGCGCCGACCGCCGGCGCCTTTCCTGCCGCGAAGGTGACGAGACCGCTTGTCCAGTCGCAGCTGACATCGCTGCTGGCCACCGGCCTTCCCGCAACAGCGATGAGCAGGGAGCCGGCCACAGGCTTGGCGATATCGCGTACCGTTCCGCCACCGGCGTCGGCATAGGTCTTGATCAGCGGAAAGGTCAGCCGCATGCCATCGCCCGTGCCGATGCGCTGATCGGTCGCCTGGGCCGGGCGGCCGGGCGGGCCGGAGCGGAAATCGACCGGATCGCGGAACCGGAAACCATGGAGCCGCCCCGATCGGGCCTCGAAAAAGGCAAGCACCGCATAGAGATCGTCAAGCGAACGGATGCCGGAACCGGCATCATAGCGCCGCCGGGCGCGCGCCCAGCGCTGGTTGCGCGTTTCGCGGCCGTTGGAGAGGCTGACGATGTCGGTGCGCCGCTCGGGCCCGCCGCTGGTGCCAAGCGCCAGTCGAAGCGGAAAGCGGATTTCGTGAAAGGCCATGAACCCTATCTCCCGGAAAGAGGCGCCGCATTCGGCCAAGGCGCGAGGCGCGCCGGCCGCGTGCGGCGAAGAGACGACCGGCGTGGGCTGAGGCGCGTCTCTACAGCCCACGCTGCCCGCGCCGCACCGTGCGGCTCAGCATGGCAGCGATCTGCCCTTCCGAGCGGCGGAAGCTTGCGGCATCCTCGGTGCGGATATTGAAGACGATCGGCGCGCCCTGACCCACCGGCATGGCGCCTGCAGGCGCTTGGGCGGCGGAACCCGCGTCCACACCGAGCCCGCTTTCGTTGCCGTTGCCCTCCGTGGTCAGGCCCTGCAGGAGCGCCGGCATGGCAGCTGTGCCGGCCGACCCAGCCCCCGTCAGAGCACCCAGGCCGCTTTCGAGCGCCGACCCCAGCATATTCTCCAGCGGCTTCACGCCCGCCGACAGGGCGATATCGGCAAGGCGCATGCCCGCCCGGCGCAACACGTCCTCCAGCGAGAGGCCGTCGCGCACCCCGGAGGTCAGGGCGCCGGTCAGGGCTGCGCCGAAACTGCGCGAGCGGGCTTCGAGATCGTCCAGCACGCCGGCGAGCGCCTGGCCGCTTTGGCGCATGTCCGAAAGGCCAGGGCCCGTCGGTTCGGTGGGCTGCGTCATCGGGCATCTCCTGGTCGCGCCGCGTAGCGCGCCACGCGCTCGTCGGCATCCTGGTCGGGATAGGCGGCCATCAGCTGCGCAAGATCGCGCTGGCCGAGATGGCGCAGCCGGGGCGCAAAGGCGCCAAGCGCGGCCGCCAGTTCGATCGGGGTCAGGCCCCAGAATTGGGCGGGAGGCAGCCGCAACCGGGCAAGGCCTGCATGCAGCAGCAACGCCCAGTCGAAGGGTTGCGCTGCCTCGGCAGGCTCAGGGCCGGCTGCGGCACTTAAGGGCCCTCGCGCTTCTCCGCCTGTTCCGCTGGCCCAAAAGCTGCGGCAAGCAGGCGTGAGACGGCACCCGCCGCCTGTGCCAGCCCTCCATCCAGCGCCATCTGCGCCACGTCCTCGTCCGCAACAGCCGTGCCGGCGCCGCGCAGGCCCGCGCCGAGAATATGCGTGAGGTCCTCCGCCCTCAGTCGCCCCTGGCCGAGCCGTGCGGCAAGCCCCGAAAGGCTGTCGACGCCAAAGGCGGTTTCCAGCTCGGCGAGGCTGCCGAGCGTCAGGCACAGCACCCGCCGCTCACCTCCAAGAAAGGCCTCGATCTCGCCCCTGCGACGATTGGCACGCCGCACCCCCTGCGTCACGCCCGCCCGCATCACAGCGCCACGAAGCTGAGCGGGCCGGCCGATTCCAGCGCGATCTCGAACAGCATTTCGCCGTTGAAACTGCCGGAATAGGTGAGGCCCGCGATCTGGAAAAGGCCGGTGATGCTGCCGAAATCCGGCAGGATCAGCTGCCAGGTTAGCAAGCTGCTGGCGAAGAATGCGGCGCGTACCAGCGCATCGGACTCGCCGTCCTTGAACAGCCCCTGACCGGATAGCGCGGCGCGCTGCACGCCTGCCCCGCCCAAAAGCTCGCGCCAGCGGCCGGAGGATTCGGAATCGGTGACATCGACCGTTTCGGCATTGAAGGCGAGCCGCTTGGTTCGCAATCCGCCGATGGTGACGAAGCTGCCACCCTTGTCGATCTTCAAGAGAAGATCCTTGCCCTTTTGCACCGCCATGGCGTGGCTCCTCGACACGAATGAAAATGTTTGGCGTCAGGCCGGCTCGGTCACGGCGCGCAGCCTGAGTTCGGCGTTATGGCCCGCGCGCACCGGGTCTTGCCGGATCCGGATTTCCTGGCAGGACATGCTGGAGAGGCGAAAACCTGCGGGCTTCAGCGCCGCATCCTCAAGCCGTGCCTTCAGCCGCGCGGCCACGAGCTGAACCGGACGATGGCCCCCTTCGGCGCCGATCACCAGCAGACGAATGTCGTGCTCCTCAAGGGGCGCGCCATCGCCCGAGATGTCACGGCTGTCGATTGAGGCAATCTGGACATAGGGGCGCGGCGTGTTCGCAGGCATGACCCTGTCGTGAATGGCATCCGTGCCGATCAGCGCGCTCAGCGCCGTATCGGCAGCCAAATGCGTAAACAGCGCGGCTTGCAAGGCGGAAGCCGCGCTCATCGTGTCACCTCGCAAACACGCGCGACGATCAAGCGCCGCGTCTCGTCGGGATCGCCGGCACTGACGAGCAGGAAGCTGCGGCTGCCGAAGCCGAAGCGCATGCCCGCCTTCAGATCCGTGCGGTGGCGCAGCCAGATGCGGTGCGTCGCGCGCGCATCGTCATCTTCCGCGCTCCCATGCACCGGCAAAGGCTCGATCCGCCCCCAGGCCTGACCGACGGATCGATAGGTGATGGAGACGCCGCCCTGGCCGTCGGCGGTCTCGATGGGCAGGTCCAGCGTCAGGCGCGTCGAGAGCGCGCCGGGGTCGAGGTCGGCCAACATGGCGCTTACAGCCTCCGGATCAGATAGGGAGCGATCAGCCTGTCATAGCCAAGCGGAATGCCGGCCGGCTGATCGTCGGGCGCCACCACGCCGCGAAAGGCAAAGAGCAGAGCGAGATGCAGAAGCATGGCCCGTTTCAGCGCATCGTGCACCTCGGCCCCCGTCGCTCCGAAGCCGGCGATCATGTCGATCTCGATGCCGTTGATCGCTTGTTCGGGCGGCGCCAGAACCGGCACCAGGAGCCGGGCCGGCCTTGCCCGCCCGTCAAGAACAAAGCCTTGCGCACCGATATCGCGGGGCAGCCCCGCGCTATCATAAACGGTGACGGTCTGGATCGCCGTTACAGGGCCAATGGGCAGGCTGATGATCCGGTTGTCCGGCCAGTCATCGAGATAAAGCCTGGCCGTGCGGGTGATCAACGCCAGCCCCGTCTGGCGCTCCAGATGCTGGCGCACCGTAAGGATCAAGGCTGCGATCAGCTGGTCCTCGTCATTGGTATCGAGGCGCAGATGCGCCTTGGCCTCGGCAAGCGTCAGCGGTTCGCCGGCGGGCGGGGTCAGTTCGCTCAGTGTCATCTTTGAAAATCCGCTAACGGAAAGGCATGGGCATCGTGCCCGGCCTGACGAAGGGGGAAAGCTCGGCGGACGCGGATGAGAGGGCACCCCGCGTCCGCCCGCGCGGCCGGCAATCGCCGGCCGTGCTCACCGCTGCGGCGGCAAGGAAGCAGCACGCCCGCAATCAGGCGGCAGCGAATTTCACGAGCTTGATCGCCTCGAAATTCTGGATGCCGCCACCGACCCGCTTGGTGGTGTAGAAGAGCACATAGGGCTTGGCGGAATAGGGATCGCGCAGCACGCGCACGCCGGTGCGGTCGACCACGAGATAGCCGGAGGCAAAATCGCCAAAGGCGATGGCGAAGCTGCCGGGCGCGATATCCGGCATTTCCTCGGCTTCAGTCAGCGGAAAGCCCATCAGCGTGGCCTTGCCCTCGGCCGAGGCCGGGGGCTGCCAGAGATAGTGGCCGGTGGAATCCTTGAGCTTGCGGATCTCGGCCTGGGTCTTGCGGCTCATGACGAAGCCGGCATTGCGGCGATAGCCGGCCTTCAGGGCATAGATCGTATCGACCAGCGTGTCGGAAGCGCCAGCGGAGGAAAAGGCGCCGGCAGCGCCTGTGGCGACGTAGCCGAGGCTGCCCCAGTTCCAGTTGCTATCGGCCACGGCGTCGTAGCTCAGAAACCCCTTGGGCTTGTTGGCCCCATCGCCGGTGACGAAGGCCTGACCTTCCTGCAGGCCGAAGGCGATATCGACCTCGGAGGCGATCCAGCTTTCGACATCCACGGCGGCATCGTCGAGCAGTGCGGCGGTGGCCGCCGGCATGGCATAGAGCTCCATGGTGGGGAAGGACAGTTCGGCCAGCTGTGGGGCATTGGTCTGCGGCCGCGCCGCCGTTTCCGCGACCCAGCCCGTGGCCATGCCGGCCAACGCGAAGGGCTTCTTCAGCACTGCGCCTGTGACCTGGCGCACGGTCGCCAGACCACGGATCGGCGAGACGACGGCCAGCCGCCGGCCGATTTCATGATCGGTCTCCGGCGGCACGAGATAGCCGCCATCGGTGGCCGAACCGATGCTCATGGCCTTGCCTTCCAGCTCGCGCAGGCCCTGATCGTTACCTTTGCGCAGATAGGCTTCGAAGGCGGCCTTGTGCTCGCGCATGTCCGCGGGAAGATCGCCGCTTCCCAGCGCCGGGCGCGCCTTGCGCAGGATCAGCTGGTCGAGCGCGCGCTTGTGCTCGTCCACCGCCCGGTTGATGCGGTCCATCTTCTCACGCGTGACCACGTCGGCGGAGAGCTTGGCTTCCAGCTCGTCCAGTCGCTGATCATTGGTTTCCTTGAACGCTTCGAAGGCGGACATGAAGTCCTCGAAGGCGGAGGCCACGGTGTCGGGCGTGGTCTTGATCTCGGGCGCGGTCATCGTCGGTCCGGTCATGTGCAGTTCAGTCATGGCGAAGCGTTCCTTTCCTGGTGTTCATCATCCGGGCCACGCGGCGCAGGCCGCGCACGAGCTCCGTTTCCTTGTCGCGAAACCAGCGTGCATCCTTGACGTTGGAAACGCGCGCCGAGGGCAGCATGGGGAAGGTGACGACCGAAATCTCCCAGAGATCGGCCTCGAGGATATGGCGAATGCCGGTCTTGGCATCGTTGCGGGCGCGCAGCGTCTGAAAGCCGATCGACAGACCGTCGAGCGCACCGTCGGTCAGCAGGGCATGCACCTCGCGCGCCCGCGCCACACCGGTGGCGAGCTGGCCTTCGACGAAGAGCCCACGCCTGTCCTCGCGCAGGGTGACCCAGCTGCCGATCGGCTCTGCCGGGTCATGCTGGAAGAGCATGCGCACCCCTTCCGCGCCGCGCCGGGCGAGCGAGCGGGCAAAAGCGCCCGGCTCGATCACGTCCTTGCCGAGGTCCACCTCGTTGAACAGGCTGGCATAGCCGGAAAAGCGGCCTTGTCCGCTGACGCCGGAAAGCGTCGGCCGGGCGGCCGTCTTCGTCTGCCAGGCCCGTGGTCGGTCTGTCATGGTCGCTGTCTCCACAATGAATGGTCTGCCGTTCCCGGTCGGGCGCGCCGTCCGGCTTGGCGCGACGGGCATTTCCGGCGGCCGATGGCGCGAGAAGGCCTGCTTTATCCCGCCGTCTCGTCGCGTTCGCCCGGCGTCAGGACGATCACGCCGCGCGCGGAAACCGTCTCGCGTCCGAGACGGCCGGCAATGCGCGCGGCCGCACCCAGCCCCCACCAGGCCCCGAGACTGGCGGCGGAGGATCCAGCCAGCAGGATCTCGCTCGGCGAGAGCGCGGTGGCGATCTCCAGTTTCTCAGCCAGCCAGACCCCGGCGGGACCGCCGAAAACGAGGCCGCAGGTGACGCCGGACAGAAAGCGGGTGGCTGCCTCCTGCGCGCTCTTGGGCAGCATATAGACGAGCGAGACGCAGGCGCCGGCGAAAGCACCGAGCGTGCGCGCAAGCCACATATCGGAAACGCCGTTCCAGTCGGACATGGTCTTGACCCTTCCTGCATGTGGCTGGTTTTGCCTGGTGCGGCGCCGCCGGCTGATCAGTAACCGACCGCCTGGCGCTTCTCGGCATCGGTGAGAAACTCCGCCTGCTGCAGCCGGGACCAAAGCTCGGCGCGTTCCGTTGCGAGGCCGGCAATGGCGTCGAGATCCGGCTTCAAGGCCAGCTCTTCCCCGTAGCGCTCGCTGAACCAGACCGAGAGCGCGGCAAGCGTGCGACCGATCATCGGCAGAACCGTCAGACGGTAGAAGGCGCGGTTGGCCTCCTGATAATTGGCATAGGTGTTGTCGCCCGGCAGGCCGAGCATCAAGGGCGGCACGCCGAAGGCCAGCGCGATATCGCGCGCCGCACCATTCTTGGCCTCGACGAAATCCATCTCCTTCGGCGACAGGCCCATCGGCTTCCAGTCGAGCCCCCCTTCCAGAAGCAGGGGCCGCCCGGCGCGCGCCGGGCCGGCATAGCCATCCTCCAGCTCGCTTTTCAGCCGGTCGAACTGCTCGGGCGGCAGGTTGCCGCCATCCTTGGGCTGGTAGACCAGGGCGCCGGAGGGGCGGGCCGAATTGTCGAGCAGCGCCTTGTTCCAGCGCGCGGCGGCATTGGATAGATCCAGCGCCGTCTGCGCGGCGGCGAGCGGCGGAAAGCCGAGGTGATCATCCAGCGGATGAAACAGCCGCAGATGGAGAAAGAGGCCATCTGCCGCCGCATAGCGGCGCACCTGCCGCCCCAGCCGATACTCATAGGTCTCGGGCCAGCCATCCGCCCCTTCGACGATGCGGATGCGATCGGGCCGCAGAAGATGCACGGCCCGCAGCCGGCCATCGATCTCCACCCCTTCCGCATAGGCGTTGCCGGACAAAAGCAGGTGGCCATAGAGCGTCTCGAAAAAATCGATGCCGGACTGGCGCTCGTTCGGCCGGGCGAGGATGGACAGCGCCGGATGGTCCGTCAGCTCCCGCCCACCGGCATAAAGAAGGGTGGGCACCGCGCCTGCCGCTTCTGAAAGCAGCCTCAGGCAGCGATGGGCGACCGGATTGCGCATGAAGCCTTCGCGCGCCAGCGCCGCATAGGAACGGCTGGTCCATTGCGCCTGGCCATCGGCCGCCAGCGCCGCGAGAAGGGCCGCACTTTGTGCCGTGCTCGCCTGCAATCCCCCGCTGGCCTTGCCGGACAACGCGGCCTGCGGTGCCGGCGATGCGCCGCTGCGCCACGGCCGTCTGAAAAACGTCCTCATCGCTTGATTCCTGCTGTCTTGAACGGTTTAAACAGGCCTGCGTCGATCCACGACCCAAGGGCGGCTCAAAAGCCGGCGGACGCCAAAGCGGCATCGTAGTGGCGGGCATAGCCGGCCACGAGGTCGGCCCGGTCGGTGCCGTTGACCGTGCGCCGTGCGCCCGCCCAATCGGCCGTGCCAGCACGAAAGAACTCCGCGATGCGGTGCCCGCCAAACAGGCCCTCGACCAGGCCGACGACCAGGATCGTGGCCGCCGCCTCGGTCTGCAGTGCCAGATCCGGATCGTCGAGCAGGGCAAGCCCCGTTGCCATTGCCAGGGTGGCGTAATTGTCGCGATGGGTGAGCTGCACATAGCCGCGCCCGAACCAGCTCTTGCCCTGCGCATCGACCCGCCAATAGGGCGTGCTGACCTGCGGCAGGCGGCCGCGCCGATAGGCGCGCTCCAGCCGGCAAATGGCCTGGGCGGAGCTGCCGGCGAAGGTCTCCCGAACGGGCTGCATCAGCCGGCCGGTTTCGTGATGGGCCGTCGCCAGCCCATAGGCGATCCAGCGCCTGTCTGCATGCGGCACCAGAGCCCGCCACCGCGCAAGGATGATTTCCATGCCCGTGCGCTGGTCCAGGGTCAGGGTTCCGGAGAACAGCTCCGAACGAATTGTCTCGAAAAAGGACGTCTGCGACAAAGCCAATGCTCCATTTCGCACATGCGTAAAATTGTCTGTTCTTTCAATCGATTTAGAATTTCTAAACCGATTAAAGCACTGAAAAACCTGTTTACTTTTCGATTGCGCAGTGCAAACGTGCCTCATCCAATACAACCAAGGCAGGAGAGGCCCATGAGCTTGATCGAGACACGTCTTCGTCCCGCGCAGCGCGAGACCATTCCTCAGAATGTCATGAACCGGATCGAGAGCGAGTGGCGCCAGATGCGTGAGGCCGCCGCCCCGGCGCCGCGCCTGGACCTGGTTTTCCGCACACCGGCCAAAAAATAATCTTGGGCAGCAGCAGCGGACATTTGTCTGCTGCGGATGACACAAGCGGGAACCTTTGCGGCGCATCGTCGTTTTGACGCCCGAACCCCCAACAGACATGCTGGAACCTCGATCATGACGATGAAGACCATTTCGCAGAGCCTGTTCGAACGCTTCGAAAACGAGTGGCGCGCCATGCGCGTCTCCGTCGCCAAGCCGGCCAAGCCCGTTCAGCCTGCTGCAAAGTAAGCTGGCGCAATGCGCCTTCGCGCACGCCCCGCCGGCGCTGGCAGGGGCATCCACTTGAAAACAGACGGTCGGAATCCCCGACCGTCTGTTTGTTTATAAGCCGTCTTCCACTTCGCTTGGGGCCTCGGGGTTGCGGCCCCATAGGCCGGGAGCTTCCTTGCCTACTCCAGCAAAAGCGCAATGGCGGGCAACGCGTCAAAGACCGCGCACGCGCGGCGTTCCCTGGCCTTCGAGCAGCAGAGCGGTCAGCGCCCAGACCAGTGCATCCAGCCGGTCCGGCGAGCGACCCGAGGACAGGCCATCCGGGCCGAAATCGCACATTTGATCCTCGAGCGCGGGAAAAGCGCCGGCATGCCGCACGCGCCCCTGCTCATACAGGGCGGCCACCGGCTCGGCGCGGAGCCATTTTCGCCGTGTGGCGCGCACGCTGGTCAGCGGCAAGCTTTCATCCATGCCCTTCAGCAGCGCGGCCACCATGTCCCCGCCCTGGTTCACCTCAGCCACCAGCCGGTCCGCGCCATAGCGATGATAGGCCTCCACCGCCGCGCGCGCCCAGCCGGCAGGGCTGCGGCTTTCAACCGAGGCATCGGCCAGCACGATGGCATGGCCTTCACCGTTCAGCCCGGCGACGATAATGCCACAGCAGCTTTGCCGGCCTGCCGTTGCCGGAGGATCGACCGCCACGACGATGCGACCGAGCGGGCCGGGTGAAGGACAGCGGATCGCCTCCAGCCGCGCGCGCGACCACAGCGCATCCTCGCGATCCTCGATCAATTCGCCATCCAGCTCCTGCCGGCCGAGACGCGTGCCGCCATAGCGCCTGTTCATGGCGCTCAGGAAGCCGGGGGACAGATGCGCCTGATTGTCCGCCGTACGGATACGGGCGATCACCGTTTCCCTGTCGTCGATCAGACCTTTGAGAAGCGGTGTCGACCTTGGCGTCGTCGTCACCAGAATGCGCGGATCCGCGCCGAGCCGCAGCGCGAATTGCAGCATGTCATAGGTCTCCTGCGCATGACGCCATTTGCCGAGCTCGTCGCACCAGGCAAAATCGAATTGCGGCCCGCGCAGGCTTTCGGGATCCTCCGAGGAAAAAAGCTGGGCGATCGACCCGTTCGGCCAAACGAGCCGCCTTCGCGATGGCTCTAAGCTGGGCCGCAAGCGCCGTGCGATCCGGGCAATGCCCGAGACGCCGTCCACCATCACCTCGCGCGCATCGCCGAGCGTTTCCGCCACCAGCGCAATGCGGATGGGCCGGGCAGCGTCGCAGGCTAGACCATGCACCCACTCTGCCCCTGCCCTGGTCTTGCCCGAACCGCGCCCGCCCATCAAAAGCCACAGCCGCCACGCGCCTTCCGGCGGCCTTTGCGCCGCGCGGCACGTGAAGGCCCAGTCATCACCGAAGCGTCGCAGCGCCCGCAGGCTGACAGGCGCGTCGGATGATCGCGGCCTGGTTGCCCTGCCGGGTTCTGGCTCGCTCGGCGCCCGTCCTTCCTGTTCCTGCGCTGCTTGCGCCCGCGCGCTGCCGCCTGTCCCAGTCATGATCCGAATGCCCGCTCCCAAGCCGATGCGCTCCCGTCCCGTCATTCCATCGGCCACTGCGTGCTGCACCAGGACCATCAGGGCTCGATGCCACGGCGGCGCATCAGGACGGCGCGCGTTTCGCCTTGCGCCTGGACGCCTTGGCGGCGGCCAGTTCCTCGGCCCGGGCGTCGACGCGCCTCTCGAAGGCAGCAAGCAAGGCCTGATAGTCGGCCTCGTCCTCCGCCTCGCCATGTTCGGCGCTGCGCAAGGCCAGGTCGCGCTGCAGGCTGTCGATCTTTTCCAGCGTCCGCACGATGAGGGAAATTGCCTCGACCTGCGCCTTGGCATCGGCCTGAACCAGCTTGCGTTCCGGCTCAGGGCCTTCGCCTCCGGCGGCCGTGAGCCGTCCGAGGCCCTGCAAGACCTGGATCTGGCCGCAAAGCTCACGCGTCAATGCCGTCAGGATCAGCGGCAGATCGTCCCCTTCCGGTTGAACGAGCCCCTTGAGATCGAGCGAACCAGAGTAAGGATTATTTTCCTCACTCGATGGATCGTCCCGATCTGGCAAGTTCACACCATAGAAAGGCGGCAACGGCCATTGCCCATAGAGGCGCGGCTCGAAGCGGTCGAGATCCATCGCAACAGCCTTTCCCCGGCATGAAAATGCGCTCCGGCCGATTGCCGAAAGCGCCCTGTTTATCCATGTTTTTGATGTCTTGTCGAAGCCACGGCCTTCTCTCGGCCCAGCTCTCCGACGATGCATGAACCCTACCAAAGCACCGTCACGCCGTCAAGGACTATTTTCCTATTTAGTGTTTTTTTCGAACAAGCGCGATACCATGCCGGACAGCGCAACGGCAGATGGAGGGCGATTGGGAGGGTGAGGTCTGGGACAATAAGAGGCGCAACTGCGCGAAAAGCCGCAGTCGGGCCGGGGTCCTTGGAGAACACCGGCCCGCTGTGCATGTCTCCGGATATCCTCCGTGCGGGCGGAGAAGGGACGTGCCGGAAAGCGCCATGCGGGGTGCGCGTGGAAACGGGGTCGTGTCGGCGGCGGTCCGTTTCCAGCGGCGCAGGATGACCCTAGGCCGCTTGTGCGCCGCCTTCAAATGAAAGATCGGTAATGTTCGCCCTACCGTTCTACCCCAGCTCAGGCCCGCATCATCCGGCCTTTGATCTTGCCCCTCGCGCGCTAGATGCGCATGCTCATGGCCGCCGTCTCGACCCGCCGCCAGACGCTGTGCTTCGAGAGCTCCTACGGTGCTCTTGAGGCCTAGTGCCAGTGGCTGTCGACAGGGCGGATCAAGCGAAAGGAAGCCCTGCCATGTCCCTGCCCACCCAGATGCGCTTCGTCGATCTTCCCACGCCCGGCGGACCGGACAATCTGGTGATTGCCACCGGCCCGCTGCCGACGCTGGGGCCGGAGGATCTCCTGATCCGCGTCGAGGCCGCCGGTATCAACCGGCCGGATGTGATGCAGCGCAAGGGGCTCTATCCGCCACCGAAGGGCGCAAGCCCGATCCTCGGCCTGGAAGTCGCGGGCGAGGTCGTCGCCCTGGGCGAGCGCGCCGAGGGCTTTGCGATCGGCGACCGGGTCACGGCGCTGGCCAATGGCGGCGGCTATGCCGAATATTGCGCCGTGCCGGCCACCCAGGCACTGCCCGTTCCCGGCGGGCTCGATAGCGCCACGGCCGCCGCCATTCCCGAAACCTTCTTCACCGTCTGGGCCAATGTCTTCCAGATGGCCGATCTGGTCGAAGGCGAGACCTTACTCGTCCATGGCGGCTCCAGCGGCATCGGCACCACCGCGATCCAGCTTGCCAGCGCCTTTGGCGCGCAGGTCTTCGTGACGGCTGGCACGTCGGAGAAATGCGAGGCCTGCCTCGGCCTCGGCGCCAAGCGCGCCATCAACTATCGCGAGGAGGATTTCCATGCGGTGGTGATGGAGGAGACCAAGGGGCGCGGTGTCGATGTGATCCTCGACATGATCGGCGCGCGCTATTTCGAGCGCAACATCCAGTCCCTGGCGCTCGACGGGCGGTTGTCGATGATCGCCTTTCTTGGTGGGGCAACCGCCGAGCAGGTGCCGTTGACGCCGATCATGACCAAACGGCTGCGCATCATGGGCTCCGCGCTGCGCCCGCGAACGGCCACCGAGAAGCAGGCGATCCGCGACGACCTAATCGACGACGTCTGGCCGCTTCTCGAAGCGGGCGAGGTCGGCCCCGTGCTCCACGCCGTCCTGCCCTTCGAGCAGGTGGCGGAAGCGCACCGGTTGATGGAGAATGGCGACCATATCGGCAAGATCGTCGTGACCTTGTAG